AAAGGAAATCGTGAAGAAAATATTAGTGATGTGTTAAAAAAATATGGTGTAACAGAATCAATGATTAAAGCTGGAGGATTTTTAATGCAGAAGTCTGAGCGTGTTAATAGACGTAATGCTTATATAGCACATGCTTTACAAGCTATACGTAGCATGAAAGATATGGGCAGTGATTTAACATTAGCTGATAAATATGTACAAGATTATGCTATGAAAGGTATAGAAATGACACAGTTTCTTTATCAAAACTTTAGAAGACCTATGTTTATGGCTACTACAACAGGTAAGGTTTTAAGTAGGTTTAAGTTATTTGCTTTTAATAGTGTGAGAGTTCGTAAAGAATTTTATAGACAAGCTAAAGCTCAAGGCTTAAAACCAAATACACAAGCATATGAATCTTTTAGAGATACTTTTGTAATAGATATGATTATGTATGCATTGGGTGCTGCTTTTATGTTTAGTTTATTTGATACTACTTTACCACCACCATATGATTGGATACAAGCATTTGCTGATTATACATTTGGTACAAAAAAACAGAAAGAGATGGCATACTTTAATGATCCATTAGGGCCATTAACAATATTAAAACCACCTATTGCAAGAGTACCTGAAGCAATGTTTGAATTAATAAGTGGTGATATGGAAGAGTTTACAGGTTATACCATGTATACTTTGTTGCCATTTGGTAGAGGTATACGACAAGCTGTACAGTTATCAGATGATAGAGTTGGTAGAGGTTTAGAGCGTGCTCCTGAAATATTATTTAGAATCCCTTACAATCAATTTCAAAATAGACTTGAAAGAGCTAAAACAAAAAGAGAAAGAAATCAGTTAATACAAGACTTGTTAGAAGACTCTTAAAAAAAATTATAGGGCATAATAAATATACCCTATAACCTTTAGTTTAATTCCAAATAAATTCTATCCACTTAAAACAAAAATGTGTAATAAGTCCAAAGCCGATGCCTACATAGAATACAGATTTACATATAACTTCTACGTACCATAGCCAATCAGGATAAAACATCATAAGTAAAAGTTCTTTTTAAACCAATTAATCCAGAACCATCTGTCTACAAATTTATCTATAATAAGATAAATAATTAAGACAGGGATCATTATATCATGCCTATGCTCTACAAGAGCTTGCCAATAGTATTCCCACATAATAACTCCTATGTTATTTTTTATTTATAATGTTCTCTATCAGGATCCCATTCTTCATATAAATGATCAATAGGATATGTATCACTTTGTATATTGCCATGTGAATAGTAATATTGTTTCATATAGTATTTAAGCTCTTCTCTAGCTTGACCATTTCCTACAACATCATCAGCTACTTGAGTTAGTAATCTATCGAGTGTTGTATGATATTTAGAGCTATCTATATTTATTTCTTCAATTTTATTTGTTTGAGTTAAGTCATGTTTTGTGTACATTTGTTCTCTCTTTCTTTTCATAAGTTACTTTCATTGCTAAAAATAACAAAAGGTAATTAATAATATCACTTACACGTCCTTCAATGCTTTCTGTAGAATGTTCTTGTCCATCTTTAAAATAGCTTTGAAGGCTGGATAAGTGTTTATTTAAGTATACGGATAGAACTTGCATAGGCGTTAAGCCAAGCTTATTACCTATGCTTTCAAAGTTCCATAATACGTTAGCGTTTTGATTTCCTTCTGTATACTCGATTCTTTTTTCATCTGATAATTGCAATGTTTGATGTAAAAATATTTCTCTGAATTGTTCATATTCTTTTGCTGTCATTACATTTGCTCCTGCTGGTCTTCATTAAGTGCATTGCATATAACTTGTGCTTTTCTTATTACATCCGCTATAGTTTTATCATTAGTATCTTTATAGCACTCTCCAATAAAGACATTCCAGTTATCGTTAGTTACCCATACCTCACAACCATTTTTACGTGTGGTTACTGTGTATGGTGTTGTATCTACAAGTTTCATAATTATTCCTTTTTTATATTTTCGATTCGTTTTACTTCATCATATATTTCATCATTATCTAATGTTCTAGGATCTTTTGCTTTCCATTCTTCATAGATTTGTTCTCTAGCATCTTTGTATTTGCTAGTATCTACTTGAATACCCAATACAGGGCCAAAACTTATATCTGCTGTATTGCAGAAAAATCCTATTTGATACAATCCTTCGTACTTAGGATCGTCATAACTAATATCATTTTGCCATAGCTCCCATGCCATAATATTTCTCCTTTTAAACGTCAGCAGGGAAGGTCAATTCACCATGGAATGTTATTTACTGTTCCCTGCTTCGATTTACTTAAGTTTTATTTACATCTATCACATAGTTCAATTTTTTTACCGTAAGATGGAAAGTTTTCATAATACATATATACAATTCTTCCTGCTTCTCTATTCATTCTATGTTTTGTTTGTTCAGTATCAACTTCCCAACAACATTTACAAGCAGGACATTTTTTAATATTTTTATCTGCACGTTTTGAATCATATTTTGCACCATGTGATTCTAATTTTCTAGTAGTCTTTTCCCCAAACAGCCAATTGTCTTGCATGTTTAATCTCCTTATCCATGTCATTAATTAAGTCCATTAATTCTTGTATCATATTTTTTATTTGAGGATCAGGATCTACAGATGGATGTTTAAATAATTTTTGTATTATTTTATAACATTGTTTTGCGTGCATTGTAACTCCTTTTTGTTTATATAAAAGGGGAAGTAATACACTCCCCCTTTTATTTTTCCCATTGTACTTCTAACGCCAACCAGAAGCACAATTACTATTTGTCATTCTTTTCATAATACCACCAATTATTTTTTAATTATCATCTCTATGAAAAGACGTTTACCCACTTATCATTTTAAATAAGTCGAGTAAATCTTTGTATCGTATTGTCACTAATGCTTCTTTACGATCCTCTTTAAGAATTTGTCCATATACTTCATCACATGGCTTATATAAATCTCCAATTTTCTTACGACCTTTTACTTGAAATTTGTACAATAATTCTTTATTAATTGCACTTCCTTCACTTGGAATAGTTATTACCATGTCTACTTCTTCATGCCAGCCTAGTGATCTACCATCAGATCCCCAAGCACGTTTTGATTCAAAGCCATAGCCTTTAGCTAAATTTACACAATCTCGTTCAATTCTATTGCCTTTTTGTTTAGGTGCTTTGCCACTCATAATTCTTGTTCCTCAAAGTCTGTGTGTTCTGCACAATCACCACATAATCCATACCATTCGTCTTCAAACTCATGTATATCATATAGTGGTAATGCTCCACAACATACGCTTACGTAAATCATTCTTCCTCCTCAAGATTGTCTAATGAATTTTCTGCTTTTGTTTTTATTTCTTCATAAGTAGGTTGTCCTAGTAGTTTCCAAATGCTATCTAAATATTCTTTACCATCACTGCTCATTCTTTGTCTATCAGTTGTTTCTAATTCACTTAATAAATGTATTAGCTTTTGAGTCATTTGTGACTGAATGTTTGCTTTGGGTTTTTTCATAGTATCCACCTTTTTTCTATGTTAAATCCAATGAATAACCTTAATGGTAGTAGTTCAAAATATACAGCTACTGCTCCACTAATGGTATCACTTAATGTAATTGCTACGCTAAATGCGTTTAATATCACTACTTTATATTGTCTAGTAGGATATTCTTTACTTTTTTTTATGTAAAATAATTTCATAGTTACTATGTCTAATATTCGTAAAACTGTCATATGTTTTCCTGTTTATTGTAATTAGATATTGGGCACAAATAAAGGAATCTGTGCCCATATCATTATGATCTTTTATTGAATGTAAATGTCTCGTAATCAAACTTAAGTGCTAAGTTAAACATAGATTCATCTCTTGCTTTAAGAGAGCTTACAGAGCGTAATTTATTAGTTGCATCTCCGTTTACTTTCTCAAATGCAATGTATTGATCTGACTTTTGTTCTATTGCTGAATTACCTTTACCACTATGTACATCTAGTTTTTGTCCTTCACTTAGTCTAGTAGATGAATACTTAGAGATGTGATGTACTGCTATTACAATAACATCTTCTTTCATTGCCATATCTTTAAGTGCATTAGCTATAATTTCTTGTCGTACTAGATCATCTTTACCTGCATACTTAGCAGGTATACGATCAATAGTATCTATAACAATAATTTTACATTCGCTATTTGCAACAAAGCTAGGTAACTCTTGTATGTCAGGAGAACGAGGAACAAGTTTTATATGTTTAATAGATTCCTCTGCTTCCATTATCATTTCCATATTATTAGATGTAAGTCCAATCTCTATTTGTTGCTTTGTCATACCAAGTGCTGCTTGCATAAATCTTCTAGACATAGTTTCTTTATCTACCTCAAGAGATAGAAATAAACATTTTAGATTCTTTATGCGTGTAATCATGTATTGTATCAAAGCAGTTTTACCAAGTCCAGTATCACCAATTAAAGTAATAAGCTGTCCTGTAGTCATGAGGTGAGATTTTTTCATAAATGGAAAGATGCTCTGCATATCAAAAGATCTGTCTGTGTAATCTGTTTGATAATATTCTGCAAGATTTTCTATCATACTTTTAGCAGAAAGTATTTCAGTCATTTCATCTAGATCTTTGTACTTGTACAGTATACATTTGCTATCACAATAAGGAACTAAGTCATGATGATTACATCCATGGTTGTAGTCATTTTTTATAGCATCTGTTACAATTCTATTGACTTCTTCCATAGGTAATGGATCTTCCATACGATCCATATATGCTCTTGCAAGTGCAAGAACACCTTGTTTATCATAACCTAGTTTTTTATTCCATATTGCAGATAATGCAAGTAAATGTCTATGCCTTTTTTGTGGCACATGTCCAGCATTGTACATATGTTGTGCACAAGTAATAAACCTTGTTGTTTTACCTGTAGCTTTTTCAAAGACCTTACGTACCTGTTTTATATTCTTACGACTAGTATCCATAGGTTTAAGATGTATCAAGTGTTCATGTGTAATAGAAGTTGCTTTATCAGCAACAGGTTTTCTAGCATACTCCATAATATCTTCGTATGTCATTGTATCTAGATCTTTTACACCAATAGGTACTTTGTATCGTTTTGATTTGTAGTTGTAACTAAAACCACTACGTATTAGCCTTCTTGCATCATAGATTAAGTCAATATCATCACCAAAATCTCTTTGCATAGTACTACGTACTTCGTAAGATAATTTTTTAGATGTTTGTTCTTTGAAGCCATATACATTAGCCATGTGGATATGAAATCCTGTACCAGAAAACCATATATTGTAGTGTTCTGGTCTAATATTTAAGCTATGTATTGTGTCTACAACTTTATTAACTTGCTCTATAGTTTTCTTTCCATTTTCTTTATCAGATAATGGTGATTTATGGTAGTCAATATCAATAACAAGTTTGTCAACAGCTTGCAGTCCATCAAATCCAATCACAGTTTTATTTGTTTCCAAATAAGATACTATGTCTTCATGATATAAAAACATACTTCTGTATATTTCTTTACCCTTATTGATAGCTACAAGCTTGTTAAACTCTTTTGTTTCTATGACTTGATTACGATTGCTTACACCTCCTAGTGCATATTCTACGTACCACATCGTAATCTTTATCCTTACAATTCAATATTATCTAATTGTAATTCTGGAGTTTTATTTTCTTTAACATTGTTGCCATAGTTAAAGTCTCCTGAATCATCTTTCTTTTTTGTATCACTATTGTAATTTTTGATATAGCCACCTTCTACAGCATTCATTACCATTTTCTTTAGAATACCTGAAGGTGCACCTGCTTGTGCAACTCTATCAAACATATTAAAATAAGGATTACCATTTTCTTTTAGTTTAGTAACAGGATATGAACATACCATAATTTGTCTACCTATTGCATCACGCTGTACTTCTTCTGGTATAGAAAAATCTGCGTTTAGTCTTAGATCTCTTTTGTTAAGTGCACACTCAAAGAACTCAGCAACTTTAAATGCTGATCCCCATGATTTACGATCATTGACATCATGTTCACGTTTAAATGAACCTAAGATAGTAAGTTCTTCTTCCCAGTCATGTTCTACTTGTGCTGTAAGAAACACATCTGGTGTAAACTTTAGCCAACTTTTATTTGGTTCATATTCAACATTTACAGATTTAATTGTAGCTATTCTTTCTATTCCGCCTGCCATTATGCAGCCTCCTTTTCTTTGTTAATAATACCTTCTTTAAGATCAGTAAGTTCAATATATTTAGCTGTTATTTCAGCTTCAGTACGTTCTTCTTTTCTTAGCCAATCATGTACAAGCACTTGTAAAGATTTGCCTTTTTTCTTCATTCCTTTAAACTTAGGATCTCTTGATAATGCTTTTAGTTTTACTTCAATATCAGATCTAGTTTTTACTTCAGCTCCTGTATTGCCTTGTAGTTCTGCATGATTTGGTATTTGTGGATGATAGTCTAGATCTTTAATATCTTCACCAAACCACAATTCAATACCAAAGCCTGTTAGCATACTACCAGCTTTAGCAATACAACGTCTAATTGTATTTTCTACTTGTGCAGAATCTGGTGCTTGAGCTGCTGCCATTCTAAAGTCACGTATTGCTAGACATTCTTCATGTGTTCTAACATCTCCATCAAAGTCTGTTACTGTAAGAGTAACTTTTACCATAGCTGTTCCATTTGGTAATAGCATATAGGGAACAGTAAGCGTACTGCCGTTTGCTGTAGTAATTTTATATTCATGTGTTTTGTACTCTACGTATTGAAATACTTTTTTGAGCGTATCATGTACTACTGCCCAAGAAAGATAGTCTGCAGAATACTTGCCTGTCTTTTTGCTTTCAACAAACTTTTTGTATTCTTCATTACGTAATGTATCATAGAATTTATTCATATGTTTTAACTCCTGTTTTATTATTATTTAATTCATAGATAAAGGAAGCAGTGCTACGTAGCACAAAGGAGATTGTAGTTGCGGAGCGTGCGTATGATTTCCGAGGGTGTAACACTGCTTTATCCTTTAGGTTTTTAACTAATACCAAACTCTCCTAGAGTTCTATCATGTAAGTCAATATGTTTTTCTAGGATTTTGTTAGGTGGTGTACTTTTCAAAGATTCCGTACAAGCATTATACAATGACCATACATTCTTTTGCATAAACTCAGAATATGGTGGACTATTCCAATGACGTATAGCATCACTGGCCTGTCTAGCACCTAGAGTTTTATGTCCAAATGCTCTACCAATAAAGCTGTATGCATCATCAGTACTGATAGGAATATCTTTCATATTTTTAGTGTCTTCTACAATATTAAAGAATTTATCTTTACTTCTGTATAATACACTTACTAGTTTGTCTTGTAAATCGTCCATAACGTTCTTTGTATGCTTTCTCATGTAAGTAATATCACCTGTAAAAGACATGTTATCACATACAAATACAGTAGCACCTGAACAGAAACCATTGGACATGCTTTTATCATGACTGCTACGGATTCCTATTGCTTGACCCATTTCTTCGTTCTCAAGATCTTTGTATTGTAATAAGCCAAAGAAACGTTGTTCGTTTTTACTAACAGCTAGTTTTTGATCTACAAATTCTAGATCTAGTATATCGTCACAGATACGTTTTGTATTTACCAGTAAATCTGCAAATGCTACTGGTTCATATGTATCTGTTCTTTCTGGTAGTGGTATTGCAGATAATTCTTCAAAGTTAACTTGTTTACCACCACAATGTATCATAAATGTACTCATTAGAAATCCTCCTGTTCATATCGTATTTCAAATACTAAATATTGTTCATCGTCTATTTCTTCTAAAGTATAAGGTGAAATAGGATCCCACATTATTTGACTGTTAGAAAAGTTTTTTCCTAATATTTTTTTATGAATTACAGTATCAACATCATTTTGATTTTCTATGTCATTAAACATTAGTTCTCTGTCTAAATTAATCTTAATTATTTTATTCATGTTGTTTCCCTTTTTATTGTTTTTTAACAATAATAGCGTTAATTGTCCTTTTAGAATAAGGACATTTCTTTTTATTAAATGTAGTTAGTTTACCTTCTTTCTTTAAATCATTTACTCTGCCACTAACTGCATTAATCTCATGTTCTGTTATAGCACATATTTCACGAAGAGACATACCTATACCATGTATATTATAATAGTCTGTTACTACTCTCATAATATTATTTTTTTGTGTATTTACTGTGCCTTCTTGATTTATTTCTTTATAAGCTTTTCTGCTTGTTGTTGCTATCATTTTATTCCCCTTTGTTTGTTAATTCATCAATTTTATCTGAAAACTCTTGATCTTTTTGTTCTTGAGTTTTATCAAGACTTAATACCCATTTTAAAGCGTTTTTATATCCTGTACCGTATGCTGAATGGTGCCCTACTGGATGGATGCCATCACTAGGCATATTTTCCAATGTTTCGATTAGTTTATTAAATATTTCATCTTTGTGTTTTACGAATATTGATTGTTTACTCATAAGACCTCACCATTGCTATATGAAATAATTCTGGAGTTAAGGTTTTATAGCTACCTAATCCTTCTTTGGAACGTTTAGCTTGTCGTTTTACAAGGCATCTAAGCTCTTCTTGAATAAGTACCATAGTACCTTTTCCAAGTCGGACACCTTCTTCTTTAAAGATTTTTCTAATGTTTTTTTGTGTCATAATGTTTCTCCATAAAATAGGTTTAAGACTTTTTCATATTCGTCTTCTAGTTTGCGTACTTGTTCATCTTTATGTAAGTCTTTTTTATCTATGTGGTTATACCTGTAAGCTTGTAAAGCATCTAACGTAAGCTGCACTTCTTCTTTACTGTCATAAGCTATTGCAGGTCTTTTGTCTTGTGTTTTAGTTTTTATCATAAATATCCTTTGTTATGTGATTACCAGAGCCAATTTGTTTTGTCCTCTCCCCATGGATTAGATTGGATCCCTCGGTTTACTCCGAGGTTGCCCTTAACGCACGTGTTAAGTTTGATGGCGACTCTGGTGTTCACGTTCTAACCAATAACTACATCTCAGTTACAATGAGTTGCGTTAATCCTAATTCACTAGTTGCATTCATTAATCTCTGAACTTGTTTAGTATTACAGTTTTCATGTGTTTTAACTGTAGCACCTTCTACAAGTATTTCTACTTTGTATCGTCTAGTGTCTGTAATTGCATCTCCAGCTTTTTGTGCAAGTTTACCTGTAATTGTTATAAGTCCATTTATTGCTG